TCGAGGCGCTGCCCATTACCAATCGTATAGTAGACCCGGTTTATGAAAACACGGCGTCTAGCGAGTATCAGCGATTGCGGGCAGCGGTTCAAAATCTGGCACAGAGTGTGTACGCGCGTCTCGAGGGGCTGCGTGGGCTACGTACAGGAGCGGCCGGTAGCGGCTACGGCTTCCCGTACTACGTCCACCAGTTTCTTGGTGACGACGTGATTTTGGATCACCTGCCCTTCTGATCTTTTTTTTGTTCATTTGGGCACGGGAAACCATGGCTTACAATTTTGCTATCGGGCAGACGTACTCGTTTAACGTCTATCCGCCTCTGCTGGGCAGCGACTGGAAGAACGTCAAGGTCACCTCGGTGATGTCGTATGAAGACGCGATGAAGGACGAGGACGTCACGTCCTTGCACGTGCAGTTCTACCCGCTCTTCGGTCCGCAAACCAACACACCGAACGATCCAGCCGCGTACCTGTACATCAAGGTCAAGACGCAAAACGGCAACACGCAGATTTTGGGCGTGGCATGGATCGACGACTCGTCGGTCACGCTCATCACCGCGCAGACCATCACGGCGACCATCGCCCAGGTGACCCCACAGGACATTCCGAAGGTTCAGGCTATTTTGGCCGCCAACGGTTACAACTTCGTTACGGTAGCGATCAAATAAGCCAGGGTTTACCCTAGTTAATTTATATCGCCCATCCGTAATGTTCTGAAGAGAAAGGCCCGGCAAGCCTGTACCCTCATCGACATCAGGCCTCCTCCTGACTGGTGCCGGTAAGGACTCTCGCGCGAGCCCTCCCGCGGGCTACCGCGCCGTATGCCTAGACGCGGGGCTGGCTTATTCACGCTGCTGGGGTTTCCTCCTTGTTTCCCCTGGCACCGGCGTTTCCTCGTACATCGATCCTACTCCTATCGCTGCTCTGCGCCTCCGCAAGCGCTCTTTGGCGAATATAGGAGTCTCCTGTGGAAGTTGGTCGATCGCGTGGATTAAGAGTAAGCTGGCCCCTGTCTACCTCGATTTTGGTTGAAGTGGTAGTGGTAGTAGAGTCTCTGTGGCTCCGAATCGCTCGGGCATGTTCAGTGACTGGTTTTCCTTTTCGGTACTTGTAACGACCTGTATTTAGGCGAGGTGGCGGCCCGAAACCGCTCCTCGCCCTTTTTTCCTTTTTATGCCGTCGATTCGTTTTTATTGGGCGCCTTGATCATGTAGGTCGACAAGGAGTAAAACAAAGTGTCAGAAGCGAACAACCCATTTGTACTGGCGCCTTCCCAGTACAAGCGCGATCTAAATGTACTGGGCTATTATGTCCAGGACTGCGCGACCTATTTGCATCAAATGACGGGGGCACCGATCGAGGACTGCACCACCTTTGTGAAAACAGAGATGCGTCCTGGCGGACAGTTCGAATTCAAGGACCCGAAGATCGTCTACCTGGAGCGCCAAGAAAACGGTGACCGGGTCCAGATGGAAGGTACGCTACAAGCCTACCTGAATGATTCGATCCGTAACAAAGAACTCATTGCCCCGACGCTTACCACGTATTTGCATCCCGATGTGAAGCAGTCACCGCTCGTTGATTACATCGAGGGCAACGTGAAGGCACGGGGGGTGGCGAAGAAGGCCAAGTTCAAAGCGGAAATGGAAGGCGACGTCGTCCTGATGCAGATCAAGGACAATGAGCAGACCAATAAGAAGCTGGCGAATAACTCGATCTCGGGTGCGCACGTCAGTCCTTCGACGCCGCTGTACAACAAGACCGCCCACTCGACGCTCACCTCGAACTGTCGCTCGACCTCGGGCTTTGGCAATGCGAATAACGAGAAGTTCCTCTCGGGCAATCGCCATTACTGGTCGATCGAGATCTGCATGCAGAATATCATCTCGATTATCAACCACACGGACTATGCAGCGCAAGCTGCGGCGATGCGCAAGTTTGGCATTCGTCATCCGTCGGTCGATGAGACGATGGAATGCATCATGTACTCGACCAACTTCTATGTGCGCGACAAGTTCAAGATGAAGAAGGTGTATGACCTGGTGAAGACGCTCTCACCCGAGCAGCGCTCTGCCTTTGTCTACACGGGGGACTTGTACCACCTGATGCGCTTTAATGACGAGGTGGTGCGGACCTTCATCAGCAAGTTGTCGATGATGGTGGAAGTGCCGCATCCGGAGCCTGACAGCATCTTGAAGACGGTGCAAGAAGAACACGTTCACCTGGCAGCCCAAATCTGTGAGCGCTACACCAAGGGCTTGCAGATGCATGAAATCGTCGGTGAGGCGCGCGGTATTCTCGCCTCGACAGCCAAGAACATCGGCGACGTGGGGGAAGAGTATCGGGACCTGATCGCGGCCTTCTGGGTGACGACCAACGTACCTGCTTCTCTCGCGTTTTTCCCGGACTCGATTCGTCGTTCGGCGATTACGTCGGATACGGACTCGACTATCTTTACCGTGCAAGACTGGGTGCTCTGGCATCAGGGCTGGCTCGGTTTTGATGAGAAGTGTAATGCGGTAGCGGCCTCGATGGTGTACCTGGCAGCGCAGACTATCATTCACGTGTTGGCGCGCATGAGTGCGAACTTTGGGATTGTGGAGAAGTACATCCACAAAGTCGCCATGAAGAACGAATTCAAGTTCGACGTGTTTGTCGCGACCCAGGTGGCCAAGCACTACTTCGCCTTGATTGGCTGCCAGGAAGGCAACCTCTTCAAGGAGTACAAGAAGGAAATCAAGGGCGTGCACTTGAAGGCGTCGAATGCGCCACGCTTTGTGATTAAGGAAGCCGAGAAGATGATGCTCTTTATCATGAACTCGGTGCTAAAGGGCGAGAAGATCAAGATTCACGACATCCTGAAAACGATTGCTGACATCGAGCGCCAGATCTTTACGGCGATTGGCGAAGGTGGCTATCAGTTCTTCCGGATGGGTCAGATCAAAACGCCCGATTCGTACGCGAAGTCGGCGGAAGAATCACCGTATCAGCAGTACGTAATGTGGAACGAGGTATTTGGTCCCAAGTATGGTATCGCCCCCCCTGTACCGTACACGTGTGTCAAGATTGCCACCGAGCTGGACACACCGACCAAGACCCGTGAGTGGTTGGAATCGCTTGAGGATCGTGAACTGGCAGGGCGCATGGAAGCGTACATGAAGCGAATGGGTAAGCGCTATGTGGGCTCCGTGCAATTGCCGGAACAGAATCTCCAGACTAAGGGGATTCCGACTGAGATCCTCCAGGTGGCCGGGGTGCGTAAGATCGTTGCGGATGCTACGCGCGTGTTTTACATTATCCTCGAAACGTTGGGCATTTATCTGTCCAACGACAAATTGACACGTTTGGTGTCAGACTCACACTAAGTTGTAGGCTGGACATTCACGTCAGCTTAGTGTCGTCACCCCTTACCCTTATTGAGCTGAACGGGCGAGCGCTCCTCTCACTGTTAATTGGAGAGGGGCGCAAAAGATCACTGACCGCGTCCTGTACCGGGCGAGGTTGGTGATCGACCCCATATGCCGTTAAATAGTGCATCGTTATGAGTGGGGTTTCGGGCCACTCGAGAAAAGGAAACAATACGCTACTTTTGGGGTTATAATGTCCGCAACACAGTTGGAGACCAGTCACATCGCGATCATGGTGAAAATGGTCGAGGAAGGTCCTTTGCATAAAGACGAGGTCGAGGACAAACTCGCCGTAAACACCCTGGTACGCGACGGGTACCTGTCCAAAATCGTTTACGCAGGCGATGATGGATTTATCGCCGCCACCTACTCGGGACAGCAGTTGTATTGCAAGAAGATTGTGGGCGTGGATGTTTTGCGTTTGGCAGTTCAAGAGCGCAAGAAGCGCGGGGTCATTACTCGGTGTACGAAGTAGACGTTTCAGCGTCATAGAGCCCGAGGGGAAACCCTCGGGCCTTATGCCGTTATTAGTCGTTATTGTGGCGTTGCCATCACTGTGCCACCGCGTTGACGAATCTTCTCTACCAGCTCGTCGATTTCCGTATTGACGTCGTACAACACATCGCCCGTCAGCACACTCGAGAAGTAAGCGCCTGAACGATACTGGCGCACCGCTTGCATCAGGATATTCAACTGTTGCTGGTTGCGGATATTCGCCCCGCCCTGGTTACCGCCTTCAGTGAGATCCACCATCACATCCAGCGCCGGAAAGCGCGACAAGGCCAAGGCCCATTCCACTTGCCGGGTGGGCGCCATCTCCGGAATCGCCAGGGCCTCATCCAGATTGTCTTGGGTCACGGTCGGAATACTGCGCAACACTCCGGTAAAGTCCTGTCCCACGGCCTGCAGATTCGTGAGGATGGTGGTGTGCACTGCGTTGAGCTTCTGATTGAAGTCCGTGATGTAGAAGGAGTGGGGTTTACCTTCACCCATCGGCGCACCATGCAGCAGATTCCAGATCCGGTTCAGGATCACGTAGTCCAGATGCGTGTAGAGCATATTGGGCAGTACGTGCATGTGGACAAACTGCTGGATGGTGCGACCGGGCTCTCCGGTGCGAGCTGTATACGCATCTTCCTGCAGGCGAAACGCTCGGTATTGGACCGCCAGCATCGGAATATTGATCGCAATCACGGCGATGCCTTCTTCCGAACCGGTCTTCTTCCCATCGGGGAGATTGAGCATCAGATCACTGCGCGGATGACGCAGTACCCGAATCGCCTGGACGTGCTCCCAGTTGCGAGTGGCGTCGACAGGATCGAACTCCGCATTTTCCGCAATCAAGACTTCGGTGCAACCGGGCCCATAGAACACGCCGGAAAACACATGGCCCTTGGAAATCGACGAAGTCATTTTTAACGCCATGCCAAGATTCAATGACAGTGCGTCCACGATTGCGTAATACCGATCGAGGCTCAGGGCTTTAGGTGTGCTGATGGACTGCAGCAAACGAATCAGAAAGTGTTCCGATTCGACGGCCATGGAATGCGTGTGGTAGAACTCCACGACCTTTTTGAGGTTGTGTTTGAGTCCCTCTTTGGCGTAATGCCAATTTGCTGCATACATGGTGGGCAGATTCACACCGGGCAACAAATTAAAAAGGCCGTGCATAGAAACATCCTATATTAGTCAGATAAGCATACGATGAGGCCAGCTGATGTTCGGGGTAAACGTAGTTAAACGCACGACAATCAAGAATCCCGTGCGTATTCGTAATACCAATGCAAACGGAAATTCGCAGCGCGTGAGCGGCTACCGTCGGGGTGCATTGGATCGCCAGATTGCTGCTCAAGCTGCCCTGCGGCGCTGGGTATTTGAAGGAATCGTGGAATGACTGCCGTCGTCGATGATGAGGACCTGCGTGCGATTCGTCATGCGGTCACAGGTCAGCAGAAGATTCTCCTGGTGAACGTGGGGCCAAGCGCAACCGTCACCAAAGCCATCGTCGAAGTCCTCGCTAACAGTTCCTATATCAGTGTTGAAACCGAAGGCGTGCCGAAGAGTAACATCTTCGAGACTAAATACAGTCGTCAGCGCGAGTGGTGGAACACCCCCAAGAAAGAACGTCGGAGAAAACGCAAATGAATTTTGATCAAACACGGGAAACCGTGGAGCCGAATAACCTTCTCGCCAGTGTTGGGATTATCCGTGGTTGGACCAGCTTTATCCGTCAGCATCCGGAAGTCTTCGACGAGAAGGACATCGCGGCTGAGCCCTACATGTCGCGCGCCTGTGCGCTCTTGATCGACATGTTCCAAGGCACGCCGGATGCCAATACCAGCATCTACACGTGCGACGCGGCTGATACGGCATTGGCCGACAAGATCAAAGCCTACTTTCCGTTTGTCATGTCGCGCGGTTCGGCCCGTGACCGAGGTGTGCCCAAGGCGCTCGAGAACATCCTCCTCGCCTTGCCCAACATTCTGACCACGACATGATCTCCTTTCATTCCTACTGGTTGCCGATCTGGATCACGGTGTTTTGTGTGGGGCTACCGGCCCTGGGTCTGGCGACGCCGGAGCGGGTGCCGTTCCAAAGCATTGCCGCGGCTGGCTTCTTGGTAATCGGCTGCTTGATCTCCGCCGTCGCTTGGTTGATGTGGTACGCCTTCTAGGAGTCGAGATGTTTGATTCACGCGATTACAAGAAACCCGTCACTTCGCCACCTTACGCCGCACCTATGAAGTCGCGCAGTCCCGCGCAACGGGTGTTCAATCAGATCTGTCCGCCCACCCCCAACCCGTACTCGGAAGAAGAACTGAGCTACATGGCAGCGCCCCTCACACCTGCGGAAGAGCGTCAAGCGCAACGTGAGCGACAAGCCAAGCGAACCAAGAACCAACGTAGTCGTCAGTGGTGGAATCACCGGTGAACTAGCATGGCCAAGCGTCAGAATAAACCATGGGCGCCGTCATGGCGACAAGAACAAGAGCGGGGTGCGCGTGCTATCCAGCATCGGTTTAGCCGGATAGCGCACAGTGCCCAACGGGGTGGTGAAGCTTGGACGGTCGAGGAAGCAGCCAGCCGCCTAGCGGAAGTGCGTGCGGCGCTCGAAGAAGCCGAAGCAACGCTAGAACGATACCAAGAACGAGAAGCAGCATGAGCGACGAGATCCAACTCCAACCCACTCCTGCCGAGATCGCTAAAGCCGCGATTCTCAAGCGGTTAGAAGCCCAGCGCGATAAGCTAGACGCAGCGATTATCACCGGCTTCAATCGTAAGCATCCGGACAGTAAAGAACGCCACTGGCCGGAAGACTTCCCGCACGAAAACGGCATGTACGAATGTATCTGCCTACACTGCCGACATCACTTCCTGGGCTACAAGCGCCGGATGTGTTGTAAAGTGTGTGCGAGCGCGCCGGAGGAGAAGAAAGATGGCGAAGTTTGAGCGCACCAAGCCGCACGTGAATGTGGGCACCATCGGCCATATCTTGCCGGGTGGCCGTACAGGCTACGCCCGTTCGCTCTTACGCAGCGCTGCGGTTCAGATCGCCCTTCAGGCAGCAGTTAACGATACCAGTAGCGTGGCGTTGTACGGGAACGCGAGCACCGGAGCCAAGACATACACCAACATGAATCAGGGTCCGATGGAAGACTATCGTTCACGCGATGAACGCCGGGGTAAGAAGAAACGTAAGCATGGGCCGAAGTCGGGCTCACGCTACAAGAAAGGGAGGTGGTGGGAATGAACCGGGATGAAGAATGCGCGCGGGTCATCGAGCAGCTGCGCGAAGCGACCAAGGCTTATTTGGAGCCGATCGACCAGAGCATCGAACCCCTCACCGTGGCGCTACCGGATGGCACCCCTGTCATGGAGCTCACGTCCCAGCATAAAGGTGCTTTCCGGGAGTTGCCGATTCTTTACGTGGAGCACGCCTTACATGCACCCCACGTTATTGAGGCGATTCGTGCTGCCAAGTTGCCCCTGATTGTGATTGCTTCACCCGAAGAATTGCGCGTTGAGCTTAAGAGTCGCGGCATGAGTGAGCGCAAGATCCAGGAAAAACTTACTGGGATGGTGCATCCCATGAGAAGTGACGTCGAGCCATTGGGCTTGGCAGAAGTTGTACACGCTATGCCCGCATTCAAGGTGAATAACCCTGGGAAAAGCTCCCAGCGGCCCGCCTTGCCCAAGAACAGAAAACGCGATCGGTGGAACTGATGATGGATGTTAAGGTAGAGAGCGCGGCTGCGTTGCCCGTCTCGGAAGAAGAAGCTGCGCGACTGGCTGAGATCCAAGAGGGTCTCATGGTCGAACAAGCCATGCGGGAACAAGCCGAAGCCGAACCGCGTAAAAGCGTGCCGGTACTCGACGACGTGATGAACGCCGACGAACTGGAACAGATCACGCTCGAAGGCCTGGCTGCCAATCCGGAACAAACCCCGGAACAGGTCGAGCAGGCCATGCAGATGGCGCAACAGCAAGAAGCCTATCTGAACTACTTGAAGCAGCAACGCTTTTGGCAGTTCATGGCGCACCGGCCGCAACCGGCGTCGGTCCGTACCTGTGAGTGGGGACTGGTCAAGTACTTGCTCATTTGTCACGAGAAGCGCGAGTTCGATCATCAGCCGGAAATCGCAGCACTCTTCGACGGCCAATGGTACCACGGCATCATGACCGGCAACATCGCCGTGTATCGTCAAGACGACGGCGAAGTGAAGGTGGCCCTGAAGCGACCCTACATTGGTGTTACCACCAACGTCCAGTACACGGACGCGGAGCTCGCCGCCCAGAAGCTCCAGCAGCACAAAGCGATGCCGCGCAAGCAGCGTCGCCAGGCAGAATTGGCGAAGTAAATTCTTACTGCGATAATGCCTATGGTATAGAGACAGTCTAAACCGCTGTCTTTACTCCTAGCCAGTCTTACCCACTGGCTAGGGGACCCCCCTATGAGCGAGGTTTGATCTTGTTCCAGCAGAAGTTAGTAATAAAGGCACGATTCAAAGATTTGTTAGACCTATATTACTAACCTGTGTTGGAATAGAGTATCGCTCTTTTCTAGCATACACTCGAGTGTATTAAACGATAATTCTGAAACAAGGAATAGCACTATGGCAATCGAACAACCGGGCCAAGAAGGCCAAGCAGCAGCTCCGGCAGAAACGCAAATGGCAGCAGGCTTCAGCCGGGCCAAGGACAACCAGAACTCTCAACCGCGAGGCACCATGAACCAGCAACAACAATCCGCACCGGCGGGCTTCAGCTTCCGCTCGCTCGGCCGCCTGGGCAACGCACCGATGGGTCGCAACCCGGCCGCTGAAGTGCTCGTCAAGCTCGAGAAGGCACTGATCGAAACGTACAAGTCGGCGAACCCGGCTTTCGAGATCAAGCTGCTGCCGCTCGACATGAACAACAACCCGGCGATCGCGCGCTCGGCGCTCATCGTGGCGCTGTTCGACAAGAACGACCTGGACCTGGGCGTCGCGTACCACACGCTGATCCTCGCAGGCTCGGGCGAACCGTTCCCGCCGAAGTACGACCAGATCAACGGCCAGAACGTCGAAATCCAGCGTGTCGACGGCGACGTGTGGGACGACAAGTTCCGCGAAGTCGTGGCCGATGCCGTGGCCCGTACCTTCAACGGCGCGCGTCTGATCGACGCTGAAGCCGAAGTCGTGCCGCGTTCGTTCGACGTCGCAGACGAACAGCTCGTGTACCAGCTCGCCGCGAACGCCCTGTTTGCCGCGAACCACGAACTGAACCGCATGCGCACGGACTTCCGCGACCTGAACCTGGCTGGCGCAGCACGCGACTCGAACCTGACCGCGCGCGTCGCGTTCAACCACGACCAACTGGTCGACCCGGTCGGCGAGCCGATCCGCACCGACGTGATGATCGACCTGATCGCCACGGCAATCACGACCGGCCAGGGCGCCAACGCAGACGCACGCGCGACGAAGGTCTCGCAAGTCGGCGGCTTCCTCGACCTCGTGTGGGACCCGGTCGCGCCGACCGCGAACCCGTACGCGCAGTGGGGTCAAGCGCAGCAACAGCAGTTCAACCCGCTGTACATCACGCACTTCGTGATGACGCACCTGGAAACGCTCGAGCTGATGACCGTTCCGGCACAGCTGTTCGCGCTGGTTCAGGCGCTCACGCTGCGCGACGGCAACGCCTGGGCACGTGGTTTCGCACCGCGTCCTTACGCGCAAGGCATCGACATGCACGACATCGGTGCAATCGGTATCGAAGCGAATCCGGAAGGCAA